CTGTCTTGCCCTTTAGTTCATCCGCCAGTTCTTCGGCCATGTCCTCTGTCTCCAAGCTGCAATTCTGGTACCTGGTGCCGTCCCAGGGGTCGGTGAACGCAAAGCTCTCCGCGGCGCCGCCTTGGTTCCGGAAAAACTCTCTGAGCACGTGCAACTCGGCTCCATCCAGCAAGTCCAGCCGGATCGTCCACCGCCGCAGCGCCGACTGGTAGTCGCGAAAGCGCTGCTCGGAACCGTCCGTGAAACGCAGCACCTGCGTGGAAAACCGGATTGCCTTTTGTGCCGGGTACTGCAGCACCGCGCCGGTCTTCAATGTCGGAAAGTCGCTCATCACAAGTCCGCGATAACGTCGTTCAGCGAACTTGAGCTCAGCATCGCCGCTTTCACCGCCCGTGCGATATCATCGCTGTGATCGAGGAAAGACTGGCTATCCAGCGCATTCACCTGAATGTTGATTTGCGGCGCCGGATTCGCGGATTGCGTCCGCACTTGCCCGCCTTGGCTTTGGTCCACTGGCTGCACTCCTGATCCACTCAGACCAGCCTGGTATTGAACCGGCGCCGGAAGTTGGAAACGCGGCAGCACCGTCGTAGTCTGGCTGCTGCTGCTGCCGCCGCCGGTGAACAAACCGATCAGCCCGCTCAATATCGGCGACAGCCCGCCTCCGAACACACTCGACGCAATGCTTCCCACCGAACTTCCGCTCCCCTTGGCTGCGGTGTTCTGCGACAGCGCCTGAGTATTGTCCTGCGTGGCCGTAGTCTGCGTTTGCTGGCTCGAATTCAGACCGCCCAACTGCACCGTGAGTGCCGAAATCTGTTGAGCAACTTCTTTGAAAGTGTCTGCCGTTGCGGGCCCCGCGGACGCCGCCATCAACTGATTCACTACTTCAGCGCGCGGTTGGCTAGGGCTTCCCGCCGGCACCAACAAACCCTGTAATTCAAGTCTCTGCATCGTCCCTTTCAGGTGGCACAGGCTTTAGCCTGTGTCTGGAGTTTGTACATCCGTGGTGGCACAGGCTTCAGCCTGTGTGAAGATATATCCGAATCTGTAGTTACTATCTGTTTCCCATCCGCGTTTATCTGCGTTCATCGGCGGCCATTCATTCCGTTCTCCTCAACTCCCCCAACTCATTCTCCAAAACGAAAATCGCCTCCACCACCCGCGCCGGCATCTCATAGTAATGGGCGGCCCCAAAAAGCTTCCAAGCATGAAACTCCTCCAGCAGCGCCACACTCTCGGCCGTGATGTACGACGTCGGGCAACTCATGATGGCCACGCCTTTTCCCGCCCAAATCGCCTGCGTCCCCGTATCTCCAGGCTCATCCAAAAACCCACAGCGGCGCCTCCGCTCCAGGCCGCTTTTCCGGCACATGTCGCATTTCCACGCGGCTTGGTTGGCAAACTGGAAATGGAATGCGACAATCAGTTTTTTCGTTCGGCGTCGCTCAGCCCACACTGCGCTTTGATGGCCTCGACGATTTCCCGCGCCAGCCCTTCCGGACCCTTCTCCAGAAGTTGCTCCACTGTGGCCGGTTCCCCATCAATGGTCAGCCCAGCTACGCTCGCCAGCGCCCAACGGAGGTAAATCGCGTCCACCTCTTGCGCCAAAATGCTAGCTTCGATCTTCTCCTGTAACTGGCTCCCCGCTTCCAGGAATCCTCCCTTTTGCCCGACCTCCCGGACTCGCCGGCTCAGCTCCATCCTCCGGCCAAACGAGATCCGCTTGATCGTGAACTGCACCCCCGGCATCGCCTTCGAACAAATTGTCGCCACGCTCTCGTACGACAGCGCGGACCTCGCCCGGTCCGCCGACAGAGCCTCAGCTTCCTTCGTGCTACCCGAACGCGACAAAAACTTCATCGTCCACGCTCCCCTGCGCCCGGCAGCTCTGAAATTGCCACTGCAGCCGCCTCTCCGTGTCGTCAAACTCCGGCACCTCGGGAAGAACGCTCTTCATGTAAATGCCAAAGAGTTGTCCCTGCTGTTGTCCGAGTTGCATCATTACTCCAATGGGAGATTTCTGCCGCGCTGCCTGATAGAGCGCCGCCGTCGCCGAGTCGTCCTGCTGGTAAAGACTGAAATCGATGGTGATCGACCTCAGTCCCGGCGCAATCGCCATCGGCAACTGTACGCCGAATTCCCGGGCTCGCAATTCCAGATTGTTCTCCACCACCACCTGTGCCTTGGTCAGAGTAAAGAACCGGTTCGGTGCGCTGCCCAGCCACACCTGACCCAGGTGGCCCGGGATGATCGAGTAATTGATGGCGTCAACCGCCGGCTCTGCCGGAAATGCGCTAAGTCCACCCTGGCCGTTCTCGAAGCTCGAGCTGTCCAGCAGATCCTGTGCCGGTCCCGCGAAGTCGAATTCGTGAAAATCTCCGTTCACCTTTACGGTCAGCTTGTCCAACGCCGCGCCGCAGAGTATTCGCTGCACTGACGTTCCCGGGCTCCAGCAATCGAAAAGCGTTACGCTCTTCAGGTCCTTCGCGGGCATGTAGACGGCCGTGGGCCCAATGGGCGAACCCGCCGCCGGAGCCAGCGTCAAAGGTGCGTTCAGTTGAACGGTGTGGTCGTCCACAATGGCGGAAACAAATCGGATCTCTCCGGCGCTGGTCAACGCCTGCCCCGGCGCCATCCCGTGCGCGGCTGTGAACGCAATCCTCGACGCATCGGAAATCGCCCCAACAGTGCCGCCGCCAAAGACCATCGCGGCACTGCCCAGGCACGCTTGAAACAACGGACCATGTCCGGGCGGCTCGGTCTGATCCGCCCAGTTGGTCATGTACGTCTTGAGTTCAAAACTCGTGTCCTTGCGCAGACCGCCCGGATTCCCTACATACGTTCTGGATCCTGTCTTGTCCTTGCGCTGAGCCTTCTCGCTCCGCTGCTTGGTGGTCAGCTTCACCGCCGCGATCCGATTCGCCGCCGTTACCGCCGCCGCGTGCCCATAGGTCTGTTCCAGGGCCACGTAGAAACGATTGTCATTCGATGAGATGTAAGCCATATCTAGTCCGTGCTGATCTCCAAAATTAAAGACACTTTCGCGATTTGCATGAAATTGCGCCCTCCGTGTTTCACCCCGCCAAACACCACCTCATACCCTCCGCAATAGAAGACTCCGTCCCCCCAGTCACCCCGGCTCTGGTCCAGTACTTGCGTAATTGCGTCGATGTACCCCTGCAACAGGTCTTCCATCTCCTCCAGCCGGTCGTTGGAAACCCTCGCTTCCACTATCATCTGCGCCTCGCCCGAAAACGTGCGGAATTTCTCCCGGAGCTGATTCACGATCTTCGTGCAGTAGACATACACTAACGGGTACTTACTGGCCGTACTGCGCTCCGCTAATTCGGGCGCCACGTTTTGCGCCAGAATCTGCGCGGCCGGAAGCCCATCCTTCCCGGCCATCACTCCCAACAACTTCTTGGTGGTCAGGCTTCCAATCTGGGCCATCGCCTAGCCTCTCTCCATCAGCCGCTGGTCCACCAGAAACCAGGTCGGCTGCTGACCCTGGCCCGGCCCCGCTCCCTGCGTTAGCTCGGCGGTCATCGTCCAAGTGCTGCCAATCGCGATCTGATTGACATTCTGTCGAGTGATCGTCTCCGGCGTCTTACCCGCGTACGCGTTCCATCCAGTGACGCCAGCCGGCGGATTTGTCACACCCGCCACCAATTGCTGCGCGGCCGAGGTGGTCATCTGCGCCAATTCGCTGGGCAGGCCTTCCTGCCCCGCCTGATTCCCCCACGTCGCCGCTACATAATAGGTTGCCGCGAAGCCAGTTCCCGGGACCGTCGTCAGCATCGGGATCGCTGCCTTCGGAACTGGGGCGGCCACCAGACCCACTCCAATCCGCAGGTAATTCCGCGAGCTGGCTTTGGCTAGTTGCTCATACTCATGCCATTTGCCCTGATAGCGGTCGTTGAGCTGATTGTTGTACGCGTCTCGATAGACCATCGCCAGGGTCTTGTGCGCGTGCCACTGCCGCAGCGGTTCCGTCACCACTACGTCGCTTACTCCGATTGTCCGCCGGATAGTCGTGGTCACCTGAAATTCTTGCAGTGGAAACCGCCGCAACAGAAACAGCGTCAACTCCGTGGCCATCTCTTTTTGCGCCAGCACGCTCTTGCCCGCCAGATCGATGCTCTCGGCGGCCGCCACGTCGAGAATGGCGTTCTCGTAGTTCTGCAGCTCCACCGTGCCGTTGATGGGTCCGTCCGTGAATAGCGCCATGACCGGTCACTCCTTGGTGGGGCTTCTGAATCCCCGGAAATCCGCCTCCGAGACCACGTTCACCTGGATCTTTTGCGCCATCGCCCGCTGCTCCGCGTCTAGCCGCGCTTGCTCCGCGCCGCTGCGGTATTCCACCGCCTCGTCCACACTCGCCAGGTGCGCCCGTCCCTCCACAATCAACCGGGCCGCGCTACCCCGGGATACTTCGGTCATCTGGCCGGCCTTTCCCCCGTCGGACGTCTCGTGACTAACCACCACCACGTGCGCATCGACGATCTCTTGCTCGATCTTCCTGAGTTTTTGATAGAACATCCTTAGATCCATGGCTACCCCTTTCTTGATCGCGCATGGACGCCCCGTGGCCTCCATGCGCGTGATTCGGAATTAACTCTCTACGTGCACACCGAAGCCGTTGCGAAGAACGGCCGCCCCATACAGTACGTCCACCGTGAACTGCTGGGCCAGCGTGTTGGGTTGATAGCTCATCACCACGCGGATGCCGAAATTCCCCATCTCCGCGTACTCGGCGACAGCCCCGGTTCCCGGCAACGGTTGGGGCAGCCTGCGGATCACCAGCCCCATCGCATCCCGTGAAAAAGCGACGTTGTGCGTCGTGAACGGCCCGCCCCCGGTCCTGGCCACGAACTGCGACCGGAAAATGAAAAAGTCCTTCAACTTTCCAACCGCGCCGTCTACCAGCGCGCGCAGTCCCGCTTCGCCGGCTGTGTAATACTCGCTGAACCGCGGGATCTGCCGCAGCGCGGAATAAGCGGCCGGGTCCACAACCAGGTACTTGCCGGCGCTGGCTGGCACTTTCGCCTGGAACAGCGAGGTCTCCGCCGCGTCGATCGTGGCTTCGCTAATCGGCACGCCGGCTACGCCCACGATAGGGTTCGCCGTGAACTGCGAGTACAGGCCCAAAAGGTCCGTCTCGATTCGCTCCGCCAGCGCCACCACCGCCGGTTGCATGTACAGCTTCAACAGGTCCGGCACCGCCAGGACCTTGGTCACATCCGGAATCTGGAAGGTCGCTTCGGCGTGCGTGTTCAGCACGATCTGCGCATTGCCCAGGCTCGGATTCTGAGCCTGGACCGTCCCTCCCTCCGCGATATTGTTGGCCACCAGTGTCGGTGGAATCGGTATGTTTACCGTGTCCCCGGCCTGTGCCAATGTCGGCTCGTAGTCCCGGTTGATGAGGTTGCCCATCACCAGGTTGCCCACAAGCGCCGGTAGCGCATCCACCGCCACCAACTTCACGATGGCATTTGCGATATTTGCTGATGTAATAGCTGGCATCTAGTCTGTCCTTTCGAGTCAAACGCTAAATCCAAAGCCTAAAATCCCCGCAGGGTCTGATTGGCCACCCGCGAGATCTCCTGCCGAACCTTCTCCAGATCCTCCGGATTCATACCCGGCCGGATCTTTTCCATGTCCAGGCCGCCCGAACCCGGCGCCATCTTCTGACCCGAGCCCGCCCCCGAGCCGCCTGTAATGCGCGCCGGCAGCAGCTCCGGGTTTTCCTGAACGAATTGAGCAAGATACTCCCGAACGGGAATCTCGCCCTGGCCGCCCCGGGCCACCAGCCGGCCGTCCTCGGCGCGCTGAATGTCGTCCTTCACCGCGCGGTAGGCCAGGTCTACTTTGGCTACGCCCAGCCGCTGTAATTCCGAGCGGACGGCGGCGCTCCGCTCGGCCTCCTCGGCAATCTGCCGACTGCGCTGATTCTCCTGGGCTAACTCGTTGAAACGGCGCTCTAATTCCTCGCGCCGTCGGCGCTCGTCCAGTAGTTCGGCCTTGTAGGCCGGCTCGGCTTTTGCTTGCTCGGCCCGCACAAATTCCTCGATTACGCCGCGGATGATGGAGTGCAATTCCGCGCCTTCCGCCTTGCCTTCCGCCTTCGGCTCGTCCATAATGCTCCTTTCTCCTTTGTTTACTTCACTTCGCTTGGTCGATTTCCCGGCCAATCCGGTCTTTCACGTCCTGGCGCAGATCGCACAGGAATTGGAACGCTAACTTCTTGAAAACTTGCTTAGTTAGGGTCGGCGAGTTGATGCCCAGCTTCAACAAGCGCTCGGCGTCGTCCAACTGGTTGCCGAAATCGCCGATGTCGAACTCGTCAATGCCTGAAACATCAAGACTTAGCCCATCTTCGCGGGCGGCCTCGATGGCCAGCAGAACGCGCTTCATGGCCTCTTTCACGGCATCGCCATAGGCGCGAAGGACTTCCTGGGTAATGGCGTAATCCCTTTGTTTACTTAGGCCTGACTGGGCATTGTTGGCCGAAAGGGCGGCGCCAGCCTGGGCCACGTGGCAAACCCGGTAAATCTCCTCTTGCAGGCGGGCCAAATTGTCTGCAGCTATCTGATAAACATGGCCTTCCGGCTCCGTCCAGCCGAAACGATCTTGGGGGCCAAGCTGGATGTAGTAAGACTCGCCAAGTACCTGGTTAAAGTCGCGTTCGGAGTAGATTACCGGCATGGCAAACAGGCCCATGGTCAGGGCCCAGCCTAGGGCGTTAGACTTATTGTAATGTTCGAGTTGCAGGGATCCGGCCTTGTTCAGCAGCCAGAGGCCTTCGGGGATACAAAGTGCCACCAGCGGGACGTGTAATTGCTTGGCCAGGCCGTGTTTTCCCTCGGCGACCAGCTCGATTTCGCCGGCTTGGGCGCCGTGCTCGGACTGCTCGTAAATCCTATAGTTTTGTTTGTCGTAGAACGCCCAGCGAGTCTGTTTGGACCACTGGGCGTCGTCGATTTTGTCCTTCTTCAGGCTTTGGGTGCGGAGGACCACCCACTGGTAGTGGCCGTGCTCGTCGAAGCTCCAGTTGATCAGCTCGTCAGCGCTATAACTCACTAAGTATGCACGAGATGCGCCGCGTTCGTCCTCTTCGGCGCGGGTGCCGGCGGGCGCGCCGACGCGGGGGAAGTCCACCAGGATGTAGCTCTTGCCACAGACCAGACTTTCGCCAAATTGACGCCTACAAAAGTCGGTAAAAGAGGTGTTTTTAAGGTCACAATCGTCGACAAACTGTGCAAAAAACTGCTTGGCGCGGTCGTTTTGGCCCTCGAAAGTGAGGGTGGGCTCGCGTCGGAAGAGGGTGGCGGTGTACCAGTCGCAGATGGAGCCGATGTATTTTTCGTAGAAGCTGCGGCTGAGGCGCTCGGCGTAGACGTCGGCTGGCTCTTTTTGGCGGCGGACTAAGTAACGGTCGGCAGAGGCTTTGAACTGGGCGCCGCCGGCGTAGAGGTCGCGGTAGGTGCGCCAGGTGGAGGCGTTCGCGGAGTATTCGGGGTGTTCTAGGGTGATGTCGATCATGATTTACTCGCACAAGCTAAAGCATGTGCCACCTCGGATTTATTAATAGGTGTTGTTAGGGTGAGAGTGGTGGTCATGGTGACAGTCATATTTGGAGGAGCGGTTTGTCTTGTTCGCCGAAGGTTGGTTGTTCGCGGCACTCTTGCCACAATAGGTAGCCGAGGGCATCGGATAAGTGGGTGCGCTGGGAGTCGTGATCTTTGTCGATCACGCTGCTGTCGGGTTTGAAGGTGACCTCCTCGAAATCGGTAATCAGGCCTTTGCAGCGGGGGTCCACGAAGAGGGTCACTTCTTCGGCGGCCGAGAACAGTTTGGCGTTCACCAAGTGGATGCGCTCGCGCACGCTGGGATTGCTGGCCGGGACGCGGAACTTCATGTTCCGGTACGCTGTCCGGCGAAAAAATTCTTGAATCATAAGATAGTCGTTGGTGCCGGAGGTCTGCATCCTCTTGCCGGTAGCGTCGCCATAGACGATCACGCCGCCCTGGTGATTGGGAAAACGGGTTTGAAACTCCTCGCAGGCCTCGTATGTACTGGCTCTGCTCAACACGATTTCGTCCAAAACCCGCACCTCGTCCTTCATTTTTTGGCCCACGATGGAGCTCATCGGGTCCACGTTAAAATCAAGCGCCCAGTACAGCGGCGCGTCCGGAGCCACGCTCATTTCCTTCACGTTTCGAGCGCGGTTGAA